AGCTTTGATGGGCGCCGGTAAAGACCAATGATCGAAGACCCAGGACAGAGACAAGCCGAGGAACAAAGACGCCGCGACATCGAGATAGAGCAGCTATATGGATACGTTTTCCTTGGGTCTGAGCAAGGAAGAAGGGTTCTGGGAGATATTTTGGCCTTCTGTCATTTTGGCCGACGGTTGAACAACGACACGGAACGGGTTGAGTATAATGTGGGTATTGCAATTGCAGAGATGAGTGGTATGATGTCCGAGATAGATGTTCTGATCGGAATCAGGAAGGATTGAGATGGCGATAGCGGCTCCATACTACGATGATGTGAGGTTGACGGGAGCGGGAAACCTCAGAGTCCCTACCGAAGCAAATCCCGCAAGTTTGGCGACCTACAAGCAATACACCATCCCAGCCTCAACCGGGACAGTGGCCCTAACTCCATCACAAGCCGGCGCATCTCTGATCGCCGTCACCCCGACCGCCAACATGATCGTCACTCTTCCAGGCTGCCAGCCCGGAAAAATAATCCTCCTTCAAAATCTTGCAGCGGCAACATATACCGTGACCGTTGAGGTTGCCGGAAATACGACCAACACCGCTGTGGTGCCGGCCAACACAAACGCTTTTGTGGCACAGACCGCAAGCAATCTCGGCGTGGCTCTGGTGAACTCGCCCGGAGCGGGGCAGACGGGAACCGTCTACGAAACTACTTCTGGTGCAATTCCATTGGTTTCAGGAACCTATGTCCTCAATGGCTCTGGCGCTCTCGCCGAGACCTTGGCGACCCCGACCACGCCGGCACAGGATGGCATCGTGCTTACCATCGTAGCTGGAACCGCCCATGCTCATACCGTGACCACGGCGGCAAACAAAATCAATGGGAATAAGGACACCATCACCTATGCGGCTGTCGGTGACACCGCAACGCTTCAATCCGTGGCGGGGATTTGGGTCAACACCAGTCTGGGCGGACCCACCCCGGCAGCATTGAGCGAGGTTTAGCAGTTTCACAATTCGGGTTCTGAGGCAGACCCGGCCAGGTTTGCTTCGGACGCAAGCAATATCAGACGCAGCAATCGAGTGCTCGATCACTCGGTTCTGCGTCTTTTTCATTGGCCCGTATCTTTTTAAGGAGCAATAAATGCCAGAGGTACTCGATCAACCCGCAGTGGGAAGTGAGAACGGCACAAGTAACACGGGCAACCAGCAGACGCAAGCGCCGGGATGGATGGCGGCTTTGCCAGACGACCTCAAGGGCAATGAGGCTTTAAAGTCGTACAAGACGATAGGAGACCTTACAAAGTCCTATCTGGAAACCGACAAAAAGGCCAAAGAGTACGAGGGGAAGTTGGCGAATTCGATCCCCAAACTGGGCGAGAATGCCACGCAGGAAGAGCGCGATAAGTTTTTCAACTCACTCGGCAGGCCCGAAAAGCCTGACGGCTATGGGCTTACCAAGAACAGCAAGAACGCCTCAGAATGGGATAAGTATTGGGAGAATAAACTCTTCGAGAGAGGAGTTTCTCTGGATACCGCCATGGGGCTCAAGCAAGACTTGGACGCTCAGATGACGCAGTTGGTGGAACAGCATAATGCAAATCTCCTAAAGGAGAATGAAAAAGCGGCCACCGAACTGAAAACCGAGTTGGGCGACAAATACGATGCAAGCGTAGTTCTTGCGTCGCGGCTGTGGAAGGAATGGGGAAAAACAGAAGTCGATTTCGATAAGGCGTTCGCAACCGAAACATCCGCCAATCGAGTAACGATGATGCGATTCCTATTGAACGTGGCCGCAAAAACCGGAGAGGACTCTTCTCTTCGCGGTTCCGGGCAAAGGCAGGAAACAAAATCCGCCTTCATCAATTACGACAAGAGCCCAAAGCCGCCGAGAAAGGGTTAGCCTCTAAAGGAGCTTCCCGTGGCAACTGACGTATCTCAATTAGGCTACTCGACTTTCACCGACATCATGGCGAACTATTCGTCACTGGATGCCGGGGCAAAGTTCGTCATGCCAAAGCGTATTCTCGACCGAATGACGCCTTTGGTGAAGATGATGCCCATGAAGGCCAGCAACAACATCCTCTCCAACATCGCCGTTCGCACCGACAGTCTGCCGGTAGCAAGCAATCGGCGCTGGAATGAGGGCATCAAGGCAACCACCTCCAAGAACACTCCACTCAACGATCCGATCGCGCTCTTTCAGGACGTGAGCGAAGTCGATTACGACCTGTGGGGACTGCAAAACGATCCTGAGGCGTGGCGCATGGATCAGGACATGAACCACATCGAGGCGTTGTTCCAACTGCTCGAATCCACTTTGTTCTACGGTTCGACGCAGTACAACCCCGGCGCGTTCAATGGCCTGTCCACCAGGTTCAACAATCTGGAATCCTACCCCAACGGCGATACCAGCGGCGTGTTTCTGCCGAATGTGTGGAACGGCGGCTTGACGACTGGACCGGCCACAAGCGCGTGGATGATTGAGTTTGCCGACGACACGGTGTACGGGATTTATCCTCCGAACACTTCGGCAGGACTCAAGGTCGAGGATATGGGCAAGGAACTTAAAACCCTTGCTTCGACCACCGGATCGCAGGGAGCGAATTATTACTACCCTGTTCTCCGCACATGGCTGACCTGGTACATGGGCATCCAGATCGCCGATGAGCGCGCGGTGCAGCGGATCGCCAACATCAACCCCGTTGCTCTTTCTTCGCCGGGAGACTTCGACGAAAACATCTTCATTCAGGCAAAGAACAATCTGCCTCGCAATGGAGAAGGATCGGGAACGGTAATTTTTGTCAACCGGCAACTGAAGGCGCAGATCGACATTCGGGCGGTATCGCAGAAGATCAACGCCTATACCAACTTCAACTCCAATGAGACGGATGTCTTTGGCCGTTCGGTGACCAAGTTCCAGAACATCCCAATCTACGTCGCGGAGAAGATTCTCTCGACAGAAACGGTGGTCAGCTAATGCCAATGAGCGATGCAATAACCTATCTCCACGGTTCGGGAGCCTCGGCTTTTGGCGCTCTCACGTCAACCGTGAACGCTGCCTCGTCGTGCGCCATCTCCGGCACAACGCTGACCATCACCACCATGACAACCGGCCAGGTTGCCGTGGGACAACAGGTACTCGGCCCCGGTGTATCCGCCAATACGTTTATCACCGCGCTTGGTTCGGGATCCGGACTGACCGGAACCTACACGGTGAGCGTCTCGCAAACCGTGGCGGGATCGACTGCGCTTACGTTCTCGCCCAATACTCCCGGCGATGCGTACTGCGCTTCGGGAAGTCAGTATTCCAATCTCGAACTTGATTTTGGACCGCCGAGCACGGGAGCTTCCTACCCATGGCTTCCGGAGTTCCCATCTCTTACCGAGAAGGACTACACCAACCCTCCTGAGATTGTCGGCCAAGGCGGAGTTCAGTACGGTGTATTCGTTCAGGTGAACGCGCCAACCAATCTGTTGACTTCGGTGAACTTCGAGGTCTGCACTTCGGCGACGACTGCGGCTCTTTACAGCGCATCGCCAAATCCGATTGCAGCGAGAACCTTGACGCTGGCGCAGTTGCAGGTGGGTGGTGCGACGTACTTCATTCCGGTCAGTGGGAATGCGGTTCTGGAGTTCCTTCGCGTGTACATGGCGCTTACCGGAACCGATCCGACAATCGGCACCATCTCGATGTGGTGGGGCCCCTTCAACGGAGGTGTAATGTAATGATTGTGGAAGCCAAATGCCTGATGAGAGCCTGGGATAGCCTTAATGCAAGGCAGTACGATCCTGGGCTCGTACCTGACTACGACACGGACAACGAGGCACTCAACAGCCTGACTACCCACATGGGGGAGTTCGTCTTTCAGTTTCCGGGCCATGAGGGGCGACCTCAGACCGGGAAGAAGAAGACCATCTCTCCCGTAGTCGAAGCGGAAACTGCAAAGAAGCCTATGAGCGCGGAGCGCAAGCAGAAGCTCCGAGACTCACTGGCTAAGGCAAGAGCCGCAAAGAGGGCCGCGCAGGAACTTGTAGCAGCCTAACCGATCACCATTCACCGGGGAGGCGGAGGCTTGGCCTTCGTCTCCCTTTTTCTTGGAGGAGCCTTGCAATACAGTCAAGTAGGAATAGCAAACATGGCCCTCCAGCGCATCGGGGCGCGCGGAACGATTGGCTCCCTCACGGAAAACTCTCCCAATGCGGTCAAGGTGAATCTAGTCTGGCAGATGATCTTTCAGGAAGTTTTGAGCGAGCGCGACTGGAAATTTGCCAAAACCAGAGTTCAATTACAGCAGAATGCCAACTCTCCGCAGGGTGGGTATCTTTACGCCTACACGCTTCCTGCTGATTTTCTCCGGTTGTGCAAACCACGGGAAATACCGGAAGAGAGGCGAATCATATACGCCAATTGGTTTGGCGATGGTACGGGATATGCCGGATACGGAAATGGATGTGGATGGAATTTAGACATCCCGGTCTGGCCGCGTGAGGTTGCGCCCTACGTCACCGAAACGGTTCTGAATTCAACCAACATTCCAAACACTCCTACTTACACGACCAATCTTTTGAGCAACTATCCCGGCCTGAACTGCCCGTACATCAACGCGGTGCCAATCATCATCACCTACATCCGGCTCATCACGGATTTCACGCAACTGCTTCCGGGATTCGTGAATGCGCTTGCATACCGGCTTGCGGGGGAATTGGCAATTTCAATCACGGAGGATATGAAGAAAGCTGAGTCGATGATGCAGATGTATTTCACGACTTTGAACTCGGCTCAGGCACAGCAGGAGTGCGACGACTTCCTGCAGGATGAGGCGGGAAGCCAAACATGGGTAACAGCAGGGCGCTTCGGCAGGGGGCGTTACTGATGCCGCAAACGAACCTCCTGATTAACAATTTCAACACGGGAGAGGTCAGCGAACTGATCGAGTCCAGGTCAGACTTGTCAAAGTACGCTGCCGCATGCAAGAAGTTGCAGAACGGCGCACCGCTGGTTGAGGGCGGTGTGAAGAAGATGCCGGGGACTTACTTCGCCGGGGGAACCGCGAACGGCGGAGCGATGTTCACGGGGTCGATTACTAGCACCACCTTAACTGTTACGGCGATAAAGTATGGATTCATTCAGGTGGGGCAGTACATTTTTATAGATGGACTCGCTTCCAACGTGCAAATTACGGCTCTCGGCACCGGGCAGGGGGGCACAGGCACATACACGGTCAGCCCCTCGTCCACGTATGGCAGTCAGCTTATGCAGACTGCCAGCACGGGCAAGAGTCGTCTGGTCCCGTTTCAGTTCTCCGCGATACAGGGAGCTATCCTCGAATTTTCAGCAGGAATCGTTCGCATCTGGGAAGGGGCCAGCGAGGGTGTGTGGTCTCTCGGACTCGCATTGAATGTTCCCTCTGGATCGGCGAATTACAATCCCACAACAGCCTATACCGCAGGGAACTATGTGCTCATTGGACCGTGGGGGTATGCAGTCAATCCAGATGTGAGTATTGCTGGGACGCTCTATATTGCAGCGCCCTATGGAGCCTCGTACAACAGCATTATTTCAGTTGATATTGGAATAAACAGCGGGGATACCCTCGCAGCGTCCGTGATCGGGGCTGTCCCGAACCAAAGTATATTGGTAAATTTGGCGAACACCACGAACACCAAAAATACGGCCGTTTTGATTCAGGCAGCGATTCGAGCACTAGGACATCTCAACTCTGGATCGAGCAATTATGTCGATCTTTCAGCGTGG